AATAAAATAAATTTTATTTTTGTGAAATTAAATTATTTAATTTTTTATATGAAATAATTTGTGTATTCTCCAAATTATAAATATTTTTTGCTTTATATCGGAAAATCTTATTTAATAATATATCTTGTAATTTCTTATTTACTATGACCATTGAGGAATAATCATTAGTTAATTGTTTTAAATATTCCCTAAATAAATTTAAATTTTCAAAATAATCGGCATAATGATCTTTAATAGTCCTTGAAAAAAATAATGTCGAGTAAATAAAAACATAATCAAAATTTCTTCTTATTTCTAAAGGGAAATTTAGTAGACCTTTTGCTGCTACTATTAGTGAGATATTATAATTTCTTGCATTACATAATAACTCGATTATTATAGGTTCTTCAAGATATGATAAGTGATAAGATAAACAATCATCCAAAACAATAACGCAATTATTTTTCTTATTAGTAGTAATTTGTTTATTAATAATATTTCTAATTAATTCAAGATCAAAAGTATTGATAATTTTTTTTTGTGGGAATATTTTTTCATGAATAAAATCATGGAAAGAAATAATAATACTATTTTCTTCATCAATATTGGAAAAGTTATCCAATAATGAATAAATAGCCAAAGACCTTTCAGAAAGTCGACACCCAGTTATAAAAATATGTGGATTTTTGCATATGGTTTTCAAATCAAAATTATTAATTTTAAGCATAATATAATATAACAGAAATTAAAACTAGAAAAAAATTAAAAAATATTTTCCAAAATTTAAAATTTTATATACTAAGACATAATTTATTGAAATGAGCATTCAAGTCATTGAGTTTATTATCAGTAGTAATATGAAGCTCGAGTAATTTAATTCCATGAGTATCTTTTGATAAATTATTAAGTTTAGCCTTATACCAAAAAATTTGCGATGTTAACCCACGTGCATGATTACTTATGACCATAGATGAATAGTTCCTAGTTAATCTTTTATAGTGTGATTCAAATAAGTTAAAATCCTCGTACATGTTATACGCATATAAATCCATAATATTCTTTGGAAATATGACTGAATAAATGAAAACATAATCAAAATTAGTTCTAAGTTCTGGTGTAAAATGGCATAATGAATCATCTACTGCTATTATTAATGAAATGTTATAATGTCTTGAATTAAAAAATAAATCACTTATGTCTGAATTCTGATTCCACCATTTATCATAAGGTAGACAATTATCCAAAACGATAACACTTTTGTTGCGAACATCAGTTAAAACTTGTTCATTCATAATATTTTTAATTAGTTTAATATCAAAATTATTAGTTGTTTTTTTATCTGGATATTTGTCTTTATAAAAAGATTGTTTATGTGAAATAATAATACTATTATCTTCATTAATATTAGTGATATTATTCAATAAAGAACAAATGGCAATAGATTTACCAGATCTTTGTTCCCCAATTAATAAAATGTGTGGATTTATTACCATAGTATCCAAATCGAAATTATTAACTTCGAGCATATATCATATATGAGATTAAAAAGAGACAAATTAAATGCATTATAATAAAAAATTAAGATTTACATATTTCAGTATTCTTAATATTGTTTTTTCTGGAATAAGTTTAATTAGTTTTGTGCCATAAAATTTATTCAATAAAATATCATTAAGTTGTGACTTAAATCTGGCAAGTCTATCATAATATGATTTTGCACAACGAGCTCCATACTGTATCATAATAATAGCAGAATGATCTTTAATTGTTTGATTTAAGCATTCTTCAAACAAATCAAAATTGTCAAAAAATAAGTGTAATTTTCCCAAAGTTTTTTTTGAAAACAATGATTTGTAAATAAAAATATAATCAAAATTAAATCTTATTTCTGGGCAAAGTAAGTGTGGTTCTCGTATTGTTGTAATTAATGTAATTTTATAATGGTAAAAATTTGATTATCAAAAATATTTTCAATTAATGAAATACGAAATTCACACGAAGTTTTTATATTTTAATATATATCTTTATAAAAAAATAATTTCTAGAGATAATAATATTATGTTCTCATTAATATTAGTCATTTTATCTAATAACGAACAATGACCAGAGATTTCCAGAATCTTCATCTCCAATTAATAAAATATTTGAAGTTTCGCACATAGTATATATGTTGAAATTATTAAATTCAATCATAATATATTATAAATAATAGATTAAAAAAATAACGAATTATTAATAGCATGATCTGAATTGAGCTTCAAATTTGAAAATTCTATCTGATAATATATTATGATATTTTTGATTTATTATAACCATTGAAGAATAACAAGTAGTTAATTGGTTTAAATATTTCTTAAACAAATTAAAATCATTAAGAAAATAAGAATAATAATCGTAAAGATTATGTTCAAATATTTTGAATAAATAAAAACATAATAGAATTTTTGTCTTATTTCTACTGGTAAATAAAATGGGTTTTGTGATGTTATGACTAATGATGTGTTATATTTTTTTTACATTATTTAATAAATTAGTAATAATTAGTTCACTATAGCATAATGAAGTTGGTATTAAACTATCAAAAACAACAACACAATTATTTTCACAATTGGTGGCTATTTGTTTATTAACAATATCTTGAACTAATTTAATATAAAATTTATGAAAATTTTTGATATTGTTATAATTTCTGGGAGATGGTGAAAAAACCATTATATTTTCTTTATTATTAGTAATATTATCTAATAATGAACGAATGGAAACAGTTTTATCTATCATTTGTTTCAATTATTAAAATTTGTGGATTTTTGCACGTGTATTTGATTTGAAGTCGCTAACTTCAAGCATAATATTATAAATGACAAGAATAAATATTTATAACATATTATATAAAAAAATTGATTTATTAAATATTTGCTAATCTAATAGTTAATTTAACATACATATATATAAATGAATCTGCAATTATATTTCAGTGAAATAAATTGGTTATATAGTACAGATACAAAATATGTAATAGCTGTAATATATATTGCATTTATATTATTACTATATTTAATATCAGGATTTGATAATATAATTCATAAGTGCACACCAAAAAAAAAAAGAAGACGTGAATCAATGATATTATATGATCAAAAATATATGGAAATTGATCATAAAAAAAAATATTTTGATCCAATTAGCGAACGTGTATTTGAAAAACCAGAAGATGTGCAAAGTTGGAAAAAATTTATTGGAAACAGAACAATAACGTATAGCGAAGCCAGACAACTTTTAGATGAACAATATATTGAAATGGACCCCAGAAAATTTCATCCAGTGGCATTATTAAGGCTTAAAAGAGAAATTATTAATTTAAAAAACGAAAATTCACTTAATAGCATCACGATGTCAAATGGTAGAGAAACAATAATAGATATAAAATCAGAAAAAGATTTATTTAAAAATTATGATAATGCCGGGGAATGGAAATGTGAAAGATGTACTTTTACGAACCATACGTCCAAAGAGGGTATCACATGCCGGGCGTGTGGTTGCAAAAAACCAAGACCAAAAATACCACCATGGAAAGCAGAATATTTAAAACGTGAATTGACAGAGGGAAAACTTGAAGATTCATTGAGTAAAAATTTGGAAAATTATAATTTTAAATTATGGCTAAAAAATATTTTTCCAAATATAGAGAAACCACAAGAATCAAGTACAGACTATAATGCATTTATGAAATGGTCTGATGGGCGAGATTTTACTGTCTATGAACTGGTTACTTTGGATTTTAATGTTCTTAAAAAATGGAATAATGCAGACCCGATAGATTATCCATTACATTCTTTAACTCTTCCAATTTTAAAAGAACATTTACATGAAAAAAGAAAACACTGGATTGAAAGAGTCAAGGATAATGATTTTTTAGACGTTAAAGTTTTTCCTGATGTAGTACCTCAGGTAAGACTAAAATATTTTACTGATGAAATAACCAAAAAGAATTATTCGGCAGTAATAACTGTTGTGGTTCCTTTCTATAACGAAGAAAGATCAGCACTAGAAAGAACACTAAAATCGCTAGCAAAAGCACAAAAATACATGCAAAAGCAACGAGATAATATTGAAGATCTTGAGATATTATTAGTGATGGATGGGTGGTTTAAAGCACATGAAACGACAAAAGAATATATAAAAGAAATGTTTGGTGGGGTAAAAGTGTATGAATATTTGGATCAACTCAAAAATTTTGATGCAATAAATATGATTCCAGCAACAACAATTATAATGAAAAAACGTGGTAAACAAAAAGTTAAGATATCGGAAGAAAATAAAAATGATGTTCCTAATTATCTAAACTTGACAATATTACTAAAAGCAGACAACCGGAAAAAGTTTAACTCTCATGCGTGGTTTTTTAATGCATTCAGTAATGAAATGGATGCTAAATATGCATTTGCGACAGATTGTGGGACATATTATAAAAAAGATATGCTTCACAAATTATTTAATTATATGGAATCTCATAGTAAATGTGTAGCAGTTACAGGTAGACAACGTGTAATGTCATATGAAAAACAGGAGGCATTTTTTATCAAAACAGAAACTGAAAGAAGAAACAGATTTCCTGAAAAAAATATTAAAATACCAAGAGAATCTTGGGCCAGCAAATGTTATAGGCATGCACAAGGATTTGATTATGAAGTATCGCTTTCTATTTTTAATAATGCGTTTGCTCAATGTGGATGTATGAGTGTAATTCCTGGACCATGTGGTTTTTTTCGATTTGAAAAACAAATCTTGTATGATTCATTAAAAGAATATTTTGATTTGATGAATCGTGATCCTAATGAAACATCTTTAACAGAATCAGTATTGAAATTAGCAGAAGACAGAATATTATCAGCGACTGCAGTAATATCAGAAGAAAATCAAAAATTGGGTTTATATACGACATGGCTTAATAGTGCAATATTTTATTTTGAGGCCGAAACAGATTCCGAGTTATTAATAAAACAAAGAAGAAGATGGTCAAATGGTTCATTTGCTGGATATAAATGGTTATATAAAAAATTACATTGGTTTGGAAAAAATCAATTCTTGAAAAAAATAATGGTTTTATGTCAATTGGCAATGTTTTATATTGCAATGATATCACCTGCAATATTTTTGGCAACTTTAAACACAACATTATCATATTGGATGAACAAAGAAACAATGTTTATTGGCTATTTATTTGAAGGTATTTACGTCATTGTCTATCTTTCTTTTGCATGGGTTCATACAAAAGAATCAGCTGAATTCAATAAACCATTATATATAATGTATACATTTAATAATATAATTTTAATGATTTTAGTCATGATCACATTTGTTTGGGATGTTTATTCTAGTATTAGATTAACGGGTACAATAAATGTAATTCATGTGGGAATCATCACGATGACATTATTACCTTGGTTATTAGGATTATTACATAGTTTACCCAATTTCAAAGTATTTTATAAAATGATATTATGGTCAACAGCATTCTATTTGTATCTGCCAACGCTCGTTAGTACATTTTTCCTATACGCAAAAGTCCGTGAATTTGATGTTAGTTGGGGAAATAGACCCGATTCCGAAAATAATAATAGTGGTTTAACGCAGGAACAAAGGAAAAAATTTAAAGAAAAAATAAGAAAAGATTCAAATGCAGAATCCGCAAAACTAATTTCAGTAAATATATTTTTGATGTTATTAGCATTAGCGATTAATACTAGTATTAAGAGTCAAATTCAAATAATAATAATAACAATAATATTATTTTTGTCTCCTCTAATTCAAATGACATTCTCATTTTGTTATTATTTTTATAGAATAATATTCTGTCAATAATTTAATTATTAATACAAAAAATTGAAATATAATTAATTTGATAGGCTTTTTTTTGTTTGTTGATATAAGTGTTATGGAGAATAATTCTACTTTGAAAGAAATAATAGAGAGTCATAACAATCTTGGTCTTTTATTGGCAAGAATAATACCCGAATCGAAAAATAATAAAGCTTGTTGTGAGTCTAAGACCAAATTAAAATATATTAATAAATTAATCAATTATTGTGACACCAAAATTAAAGATATTAAAATAAATTTGTCACAATTAGAAACATATTATAATCATGTTGAAGACAATGACAGTAAATTATATTCCAAAAGATTATATATAACATGCAGGAAACTAATTTGTACATACGAGAAACAAATGGAAATTTTCAGTATCGAAAAAAAGAAAATATTAAATGAAATTAAGGATATTCAAGCTAAAAATGGCATAAAATTAATTAGTGAAATGATTATTCCAGAAACATATCCACCTCCTTTTGAAGTGAATTATATCAAGACAAATTAGCTTTTAAAAAAATCATCAAGTTTATGTTTTATTTATGTATGCTCATTTCAATATTTTGTTCCCAAATGTTTTGTTAATTCCAAAATTTGACATAAAAAAAATTGAAGAAAAAAAACAATTTGTTAATTTTTTTATACTTAACAATTAAGTTATGGCTAACACATTAGAGAGCAATTTGACCACAAATAATCAAGATGAACCACTTGAAGTGGTAGATATTGGCTCAGATCAAATAAATGATCCAAATGAAATGACTGGAATGGAGAATCTAGATCAAACAAGACATCACTATCTAATTGAAGAATTAGAGAATTCAGATCCAGATTTAGATTTAGACTCGAAATCAGATAAAATGGATAATAAAAAAAAATCACCAATAATTGAAGGAAAAATTAATTACGATTGGTATGAAAATAGATTAGGAGAAATAGAAATAGATAAAATGATAAACGAAGATATGTATTATGATACTTTATGTGCGATAAATTTGTCTAGAAGTATTACTCCCGATAGAGTTAATAATTTGAAAGCAAAAGCAAAGAAAAGATATGAAAACACCAAACGCAAATTTGAACTAAGATGAGATCAAATCATGAGCGAATTAGAACAAAAAAAACAAGAATCGAAATAATTACGTCAAATAACGATATTCTATATGATTATCTTTTTAGTAATTACAATAATAATGTGTCAATTTTTGGAAAAATAAATAATAAAAAAATA